ACTTCCCAACATCCAGCACTTCAGAGTTTGCGGTGGTTGGGTATAAGGGTACCAATGCCTATGACGCTGGTATCTTCTATTGCCCCTACGTCCCACTGCAGATGGTTCGTGCGATTGATACAGGTTCATTCCAGCCGAAGATTGGATTTAAGACACGCTACGGTCTTGTTGCCAATCCGTTTGCTGAGGGCACGACACAGGGTCTGGGCGCGCTAACCGCCAAGGCTAATATGTACTATCGTGCAATGAAGGTGAGCAATATTCTGTAAGCAATTACAGATGATTGTTCGGAAAGGGGGACTTGAAAGGGTCCCCCTTTTCATTTATACCAGATTATATAAATAATATATTATGGGTCAATTACAACCATCAAATACAAATTTTCTTGTTCCAAATAAATTCGTCCTGTCGTTTATACGTCTTCCCAACATGCAGTTTTTCTGTCAGACGGTGAATCTTCCAGGAATGAATCTGAGTGCTGTACCACGAACCACGCCATTTGTAGATTATCCTGTTCCTGGAGAAAAGCTCGTTTATGATCCCTTGACTATTACATTTTTAGTTGACGAAGATTTAGCCTCCTGGCGAGAAATTCATGATTGGATGCGCGCTTTAGGATTTCCAACCAAATTTGAAGAATATAAAAATTTAAGAAAAATTTCTAAATCCATCAATCCAGTAACACCTCAAGTTTCAGATGCAACCTTAATTATGTTGAATTCCAATAATCGTGGCAACTATCGATTCAAATTCCATGATGCATTTCCTATGACGCTCGCTCCCTTTACTATGACTACTGTGAATGGTGCTGACACCATTTTAACTGCTGACGCCACCTTCAGTTATTCTCTTTTTGATATCGAAAAAATTTGACAAATCAGAAATAATTTAGTATAGTTTCTGAACGAGTCGTTGTTGACAACATGAGCAATTATGTGATTGAAGCGTATTGTGATCTCTTAATAAAGAGGAGTCATTATGGTAACACCAATTCCTGTAACTACACGTGAAACGGTTCATGAACTTTTGACTATGTGGGGTATTGATGTGGTGTTTGATCAAACACAACCAGATCGAGAATTAGCTCGTATTGGTACTTTACACAGTAAGTATCTGACGATTCTCTCTGAACATCGTTTAGCTATGAAAGTGGTTGAACAAAAATATTATCGTATTCGTAAACTCAAATGGGAATACTATACCGGTAAACTAAATGGGGACAAAGCAACACTAGAGAAGTATGGATGGGAACCATTTATGTTCACACTAAAATCAGAAATTCCCTCTTATCTCGAAGCAGATAAAGATTTGCAACTTTTGATGACACAAAAAAGTTTACATGAAGAAATTGTGGAAGTGTGTCAATCGATTCTTAAAGAACTACAATCTCGTACGTATCAAATTAAAGACTTCATCACCTGGCAACGCTTTATTCAAGGCGTCTAAGATTCACTCACTAAATACTGATATGGAGTATTTATGATGGATCTTGTGATCACAAAACATAGCGAAGTCTATATCAAAATACAGTGTGATAGTGGGATTGCACAAGAACTGCATGAATATTTCTCTTTTTGGGTGCCAGGATTTCAGTTCACTCCACAATTTCGACGAAAGCTTTGGGATGGCAAAATTCGACTCTTTGACACTCGAAGTAATCTGCTTTATCATGGGCTAGTCCCTTATGTTGAAAAGTTTTGTCATGATCGCAACTATACGTATCATCTAGATACGTTAGTGGTTCTGACTGAAAATTGGTCTGAACAAGAAGCGCATACCTTTATTCAGTCACTATCGCTTCCCGAACAATTTCAACTTCGTGACTATCAATTTAATACGCTTGTTCAAGCAGTCCGCAATCGTCGTCAATTAATTGTATCACCAACAGGCTCAGGTAAATCTCTCATTTTATATTGTTTGATTCGGTATTTTCTTTTTCGTGATTTACATCACATTCTTGTGGTGGTTCCCACAACTAATCTTGTTGAACAACTAACGTCTGATTTTCAATTATATGGATGGGATGTAAATCAATTTGTCCATAAACAATATGCGGGTAAAGAAAAAACAACACAGAAGCCTGTAACGATTACCACCTGGCAATCCATTTATGAATTTCCTGCGTCATACTTTGAACAATTCGATGTTGTATTGGGAGATGAGTGTCATCTGTTCAAAGCTAAATCGTTGCAAAGTATTATGACTAAATTGACTCGGACACTCTTTCGTATTGGCACCACTGGCACATTAGATGGCACTAAGACTAATCGATTGGTGTTAGAGGGCGCATTTGGACCCGTGTATGAAGCAACCAAAACCAAAGACTTGATGGAACGCGATACATTAGCAAATATCAACATCAAAGCTTTGATTCTTAAATATGATGTCAACACATGTCAGCAATTAAAATCTTCTACCTATCAAGAGGAATTGGATTTTGTCGTACAACACCCCAAACGTAATCGATTTGTTGCCAATCTTGCGTTATCATTGATGGGCAATACATTAATTCTTTTTCAATTTATTGACAAGCACGGAGAATTATTATATAATCTTATTCGTGATTTGTCACCTAAACGCGAGGTGATGTATGTTCATGGAGGCGTGGAAACCGATGAACGTGAACGTATTAGACGATGTATTGATCAATCGTCTCATGCTATAGTATTGGGATCGGCTGGTACATTCAGTATTGGTGTTAATATTCCCAATCTACACAATATCATATTTGCCTCACCATCAAAGTCACGTATTCGTGTGCTTCAGTCAATAGGTCGTGGTCTTCGAAGAACGGATGAAAAAAATTTGATGACGTTATTTGATATTGCTGATGATCTACGAACTGGTAAGACAATGAATTATTTGCTCGAACATTATGTAGAGCGTCTGAAGATTTATGATGACGAACAATTTTCCTATCAACAATATTACATTGATTTAAGCACATGATATCTACATCTGCATCTTTTGTCGCAATATTACGACTCACCACCGGTGAAGATATTATTGGACTTATCTCAGAAATAAAAACTGAGTATCAAGTGATCAATCCTTTCAAGGTGATTTTTCGTCGTTTGAACGCTGAGAATCAAGTGGGATTGTTGATCGTGCCTTGGTTACTTGATGAATTGCTCGACGAACACACAACAGTGATTTCGAAATCACAAGTAGTTTGTATTATGACACCCAAAAAAGAATTTATTGATTATTATTATCGTATCAGTGATGATTTTTATATGCGATTGATCAACTTGGATAGTATTTTTCGTAAACAGTTGTTGAATCTTAAATACAACTCACCAACGATTGAATCAATGTTTCGAGATATGATAAATAAGTCATCTAATATTAATTTTTCTGATCACAATTCTCGTCAAGCTTGTCGCAATAAAGATGAAGATGAAGATGAAGACGAAGAAAATGATGACAATACTCCTACGTTTCATTAATATGATGTATGAGTGAACATTATATTTCAAATATCACTTTATTTGAGGCTTTACTTCAATATCAAAAGGCGGTTCGCCGCGCCAAACGTCTTCATCAAGAACGTCCTGTTCTTCCCGATTATATCGGAGCTTGTTTTTTGAAAATCGCAGATCGACTATCACGCAAACCCAATTTCTACTCGTACACGTTTCGCGAAGAAATGGTTATGGATGCAGTAGAAAATTGTGTGTTGTATGTTGATAACTTTGATATGAAAAAATCCAGTAATCCTTTTTCATATTTCACTCAAATTATTTACTATGCGTTTTTACGGCGTATTCAACGCGAAAAGAAGCAACTTTATTTAAAGTATAAACTGGCAGAAAAACTCATCGTGACGCAAGAGTTTAATCAGTCAGAAGACAAAACACCCTCAAATCAAGGTGAGTTGTACACCAACATAGCCGAATATATTGATACCTTTGAAAGGAAAATTGAAGCTAAGAAGTCCAAAAAGCGAGGATTAGAATTATTTGTGGAGGACGAATGAAACTGGCTCTTGTGACGGACACTCATTTTGGTGCTCGTTCAGATTCTCCCCAGTTTAATGCGTTCTTCTTTAAGTTTTGGGAAGACACCTTTTTCCCCTATTTGAGTGCGCACCAGATTAAAACTGTAGTGCATCTTGGAGATGTGATGGACCGACGCAAGTTCATCAATCATTATATTGCGAATGAGTTTCAAACACGGTTTATCAAACGCCTCTATGACGAGGGTATTGACACACATATTATCATTGGAAATCATGACTGTTTCCACAAAAACACAAATCGTATTAATTCTATTCAAAATCTCTGTGGCACCTATGATGGATTGCATGAGCCGTGGATTTATGTGGATCCTGCTGTAGTTAGTTTTGATGGCGTAGAAATATTATTTTTGCCGTGGATTTGTGACGAGAATCGTGACCGCTCGTTAAAATTAATTCGTGAAGCTCCGGTATCCTTAGTCATGGGTCACTTAGAGATTGCCGGATTTGAAATGGACAAAGGGTTGATGTGTCTTGATGGATTGTCTGCGGATTTGTTTAATCGATTTGAACTCGTACTCTCAGGGCATTTTCATCATCGATCTACAAAAGGTCCGATTCACTATCTAGGCAATACGTATGAAATTACATGGGCAGATTATAACGATCCTCGTGGGTTTCATATCTTTGATACAGACACACGAACTTTGACTTTTGTTCCGAATCCATATAAAATGTTCTATAAACTTTTGTACGATGATACCACTCAAACGTTTGACACATGGAATGCGTGTGATTTCTCAATGTACAAAGAGACTTGTGTCAAAGTAGTTGTCAAACAAAAAACCAATCCATATTTGTTTGATTCCATCTTGGATAAACTCTATGCGTCTAGCCCACTTGATGTGTCAATTGTGGAAAACTATTTACCCGTGTCTGACCAGATTGAAGACGCCATAATTGATCAAGCAGAAGATACGATGACAATTCTCAGTAAATATATTGATGGATTGAAAATGGATGTAGATCCTAAACAATTAAAAGAGTTTATGCACAATCTCTATCAGGACGCCCTCGCCTCGGAACGTTCAGTATGATTACACTCCAATCTGTCAAGTGGCGCAATCTTCTCTCTACGGGAAATGCGTTTACTGAAATTCCGCTAACCGCACATAATCATACGCTGGTTGTTGGTGAAAACGGATCGGGCAAATCAACGCTCTTAGATGGAATTTGCTTTGGGTTATTCAATCGCCCGTTTCGAAAGATCAATAAACCCAGTCTCGTCAATTCCATTAATGGTCGTGACTGTATTGTTGAAGTTGCACTGACGATTGACAATATTGCCTATCGTATTGTGCGCGGAATTAGACCAAACATCTTTGAAATTTATCAAGATGGCGTATTAATCAATCAGGATGCAGAATCGCGGGATTATCAAGAGTATCTTGAAACCACAATTCTGAAAATGAACTATAAATCTTTTACACAAATCGCCGTCTTGGGGTCCGCCTCATTCACTCCTTTTATGCAATTGTCTAGTTCGGAGCGACGTGCCATTATTGAAGATTTATTAGATATTCAGATTTTCTCCACTATGAATTCGTTATTGAAAGAACAATTCGCGACTAATAAAGAATCATTGATGACAAATAAGTTAATATTAGAATCATCACAAGAAAAGGTGGAGTTACAAAAGAAACATGTTGCGACATTATCAGAAAATCAAGAACGTATTGCGGAATCGTTGCGCCATGAACGCACCGACCATCTCGCGCAAATCGCCAAGTTTGAACAATCAATTCAAACCACCGCTGAACGTCTTGGTGAAGTGATTGCATCGCTAGACGACAAACGGGATTTGCAAACGAAATTAACCAAACTAATGAAACTTGAAGCCCAGATCAGACACACGCTTGGTAAACAACACAAGTCCTTGACCTTTTTTGAAGAACACGAAAACTGCCCGACATGTGAACAGAAAATTGAACGAGCTTTTCGCGATGAACAAATCATTAGTCTTCGAAAAAAGACGGCTGAATCGTGCGATGGTATTCAGAAACTGGAACATAAAGTTGCCGCGCTAAAAGATCAGCTGGCGCATGTTGAGGGGGTAGAACAGACGGTGCGATCACTAGAATCTGATATGGCATCTTGGAAACAATCAATTGAACAGATTCAACAGTGGATTCGTGGCATTGATACGAAATTGACCACGTTGGAATCCACACAAAATTCATCAGCTAACGAAACACAACAACTACGCATCTATGAACAGTCTGTGGTGGACTTAACAGCGGCTCGTCAAGTATTACTGACTGACAAGCAATATTGTGATGCGGCTGCGTTGTTATTGAAAGATACAGGAATTAAAACCAAAATTGTTCAGCAATACTTACCAGTAATTAACACACTTGTTAATAAATATCTTTTAGCACTGGATTTTTCTGTGAATTTTATGTTGGATGAATCTTTTACGGAAACGATTAAATCGCGATATCGAGACGAATTTCAATATGCTTCGTTTAGTGAAGGTGAGAAGCAACGCATTGACATGGCATTGATGTTGACATGGCGAGCAGTTGCCAAACTCAAAAACTCTATGAATACCAATTTATTGATTTTGGATGAAGTCTTTGATTCGTCATTGGATACGACTGGTGCAGAAGAACTTCTTAAGATTTTAGCCGTCTTAGAGGGTACTAATGTGTTTGTAATTTCTCATCGAGGGGATGTGTTGCAGGATAAGTTTCAACATGTCATTCGATTTCGTAAACTTCATAACTTCTCACAGGTGGTGACATGAGTGAAGTGTTGACCTTTAATACAACGGCTGATACGCTCACAGAATTCAAACCGTTGCTGTTGTACAATGAAAAGAATCCACTGTTAAAAATGAAATTGCCGATATTTGATTTTTCTGCTCCACCAGTAAATCCGCAGATACTTGCCAAACACCTTCAAGTGACCATGAAGCATTATCATGGATTGGGATTAGCGGCGAATCAAGTTGGTCTACAGTATCGTGTGTTTGTGCTGGAAGGTGATATTGTTTGTTTTAATCCGCGCATTGTGTCAACATCAGACTTAATGACTCATGATAGCGAAGGGTGTTTATCGTTTCCAGGATTGTGGTTGCGTGTTTATCGACCAGCACAGATTTCTGTGAAATATTATGATGCATCAGGGCAGTTGCAACAACAAGAATTTTCTGGCATTACCGCTCGCTGTTTTCAACATGAATTGGATCACATGAATGGTATTCTGTATACTGAATTAGTAGGACCTTTGACACTTCAAATGGCACGAAAGAAACAGCAGAAGTTATTCAAAAAGATTGAGCGAATTAAAACCTTTAAGATAAAATAAAATTATTACGGAGATTCGTTATGGAAATTCAAGTCAAGGTTGAAGAGTTGCGTAAACACAAATTGTTTGTGGCAACGCCTATGTATGGCGGTCAATGCCATGGCATGTATATGAAATCGTGTTTGGATCTTCAAACCACGATGTCGCGGTATGGTGTAGATATGCGCTTTTCGTTTCTCTTCAACGAATCGCTCATCACGCGAGCAAGAAATTATTTGGCGGATGAGTTTCTACGATCCACGGGATTCACACATCTTCTCTTTCTTGACTCTGATATTCATTTTGAACCCAAGGATGTCCTTGCCTTGTTAGCATTAGATCGCGACATTATTGGCGCTCCCTATCCCAAGAAAGCAATCAATTGGAGTAACATTGTCGCTGCTGTTAAAAACCATCCAGACATCGACCCCAAAAATCTTGAGAATGTGGTGGGTGAATATGTGTTTAATGTCGTTAAAGGAACGTCACAATTTCATGTCTCAGATCCATTAGAAGTGATGGAAATCGGCACCGGCTACATGATGATTAAACGTCACGTATTTGAGAAGTTTGCTGAGTCTTATCCTGAATTTCGATATAAACCAGATCATGTCGGGCAAGCTAACTTTGATGGGACACGATATATTCATGCATATTTTGATACGGTGATTGATCCTGAAAGTCAACGATATCTAAGTGAAGATTATATGTTTTGTCAGTGGGCGCGAAAGATTGGGTTTCAAGTTTGGTTGTGTCCGTGGATG